GGTATGCGGAAGAAGGCATCTATCTGGTGCAGGCAGAAAATCTGGCATGGGTGTTTGAACGGATCAGACCGGCAATGACCTACGATGTCGGACAGCCTGCGTTGACGCTGGACACCGCACCGTCACTAATGTGGTTCGATGAACGCCTGTGGGTGTCTGTGGACTATCAGTCGGATGACAACATTTCGGGGTCCAGTCAGAACAATCGCCGCAACGTGTTTGTGTGGGACCCATCGCTGGGTCCAATAGGGGCGTGGACCCGGCATGACATCAACGCACGGTCCTTGCTGGCGTACCGCCCTACCGGTGCTGAACATTTTGGGATAGCGGCCACATCCAACATTACCACTGTTGCTTCGTTTGACCGTATCTCCAAGTTGGATCAAAACTACGACTACGACGACTATGTGGGTGCTGTCAGCGAAATCAACTCGTTCTACCACACCGGATGGTTTGAAGGCAACCGGCCCACATTCCCGAAACGCTGGGGGAAGACACGCACTGTTGTCCTGTCGGACAACCCCACTGTGATCGTGATGTACGTCTACAAAAACTATGATTCCAGCACGGCGCTGGCAGGCTATTCCAAGACCATGAGCGGCATGGACACTCCCGCCGTGTGGGGTGGAGGAACCAGCCTCTGGGACGCCACTGACTGGCAGCCGGAGGGCACGTCCGACAAGTATGCGTTCGGTCGCTGGCCCACGATTGGGACAGCGCAGGCTATTAGTCTGAGGTTTAGTGTTTCTCCCACCGTGTCCACGCGGGGCAAGTGGGGGGTAACATCGGTTGTAGGCATGTACAGGACTCGGAGGTTGCGGTAAATGGCTGCTTTGGCGGTTACGAATGCGTTCGTGGCGGCGACAAACATTGTCGCCTCACAGATGAACGCCAACTTTACTGATATAGTCACTTGGGCCACAGGAACCCCAACCCTGTCTGCGTCGGGGTCTACCACCACGGTCAGCGGCAAGTTGACTGTGACGGAACTGGCGACCTTCTCCGATCAGGTGTATCTGAACGGTTCCACGCAGGAGATCGTCTATGAGGGTTCATCTGCTGATGACTTTGAGACGTTTCTTCGCGCTACGGATGCGACAGCGGACCGCATTATTACGTTCCCTGATACCACGGGGACAGTGGCGTTGACTTCCGATATTACGTCCCCAACATGGAATGACGCTGACAACATTCTCTCCAACACAATCTTCAACTAAGGAAAGTAGAACATGGCAACATACTCCAAGCAACTCTTGTCGGGAAGCACCAGTGGCAAGAACGTCAAGGTGGTCGCTACCGCTACGGCGGGAACAACCATCCACACGGCAGTCGCTGGCAGTTCTGACATGGACGAGGTGTGGTTGTACGCGATGAACACCGATTCGGCGGACAGGAAACTGACCATTGAGTACGGTGGCACCACGTCACCCGACGATCTTGTGGAAATAACTATCGGAACTGAGGCTGGCTGGGTGCTGGTCGTTCCGGGGATGCTGTTGAACGGCGGCCTGATTGTGAAGGCGTTCGCTGCTGCGGCCAACGTCGTCGTTCTCAACGGGTACGTCAACCGGATCACCGCCTAGCACATGTTCCGTCAGGATCGCACCAACCCGTCTACCGCTGTTTCCAACTGGCGGGGACGGCTAGACTCCAAAAAGGGGTGGCCTTCGACGGCTGTGTCTTCTTGGTTGAATGGTGGCCTGTTCGGTGCTGCTGGTTTGACGGCGTTTGGTGGGATCATCACGCAGTATGAGGATTCTGGTACGACGTACCGTGTGCATACGTTCCGTGGTTCGGGCAAGTTCTTTGTGTCTGCTGGTGCGGGCGATGTGGACTGGCTGATCGTCGCAGGCGGCGGCGGTGGTGGCGGTGGACAAACTTCAGGCGTCAACCCTTACGGTGGCGGTGGCGGTGCAGGTGCAGGTGCAGTACGCACAGGTACGGCCGTAGCCGTAAGCGCAGGTACTTACACGATCACCGTAGGTGCGGGTGGTGGGGGTGGTGTAACTGGAGGCAATGGCACGGTAGGTGTTACTACTTCTGCTCTTGGGTTTTCGATAACTGGTGGCGGTTACGGTGGTGGTTTCACGGGAGGTGCTGCTGGTGGTGCCTCAACGGATGGTTCTGGCGGTGGCGGCGGTTCCGATTATGCCACCAACGGTGTAGGTGGTGGTTCGGGAAGTTACGGCTACGACGGCGGTGACGCCAACAACAACACAGTCTCAAAGCCTTACGGTGGCGGTGGCGGTGGCGGCGGTGCAGTGGGAGCGGATGCTTCTACCTCTACTGCCGCTGATGGCGGGGCAGGTTCGACAGGGAACTACGGCATTTCGGCTACCACACGGACCTATGCGGGCGGTGGTGGTGGTGCAGGGAATAGCAGTACCGCCGAGACTGGTTCTGGTGGTTCTGGCGGTGGCGGCGACGGCACTTTCGGTGGTGGTGACAGTCATGGCGGTGTCCCCAACACGGGTGGTGGTGGTGGTGGTTCTAGTGACACGGCTGACATCGGCGGCGACGGTGCCACGGGCATTGTGATTATCCGATACGAGGTGGCCGCATAATGGCTGACCCCAGTTATATCGTTGATGGTGTTCTCACTGATGGTGAGGCATGGGTCGGCATCGCCCACGCATCCCTGTCGCTGCCCGCCGCTGTCTGCACGTTCACCTCAACGGATGATGGTCAGACGGGCGACTTCTCCCAGTACATGGATTTGGTGTTGATCGTTTATACACGTTCGGCAGTTTCAGCAACGAGTGGCGGCTTCTACCTGCACATCAACAACGACACCACAGCGCACTATCTAAACCAGTATCTCTGGGGGACGGGGGCTGCGGCTGCGGCGGGTTCGGCAACCACTCAGACGTATGTCCCGTTGGGGGACATGCCTGCGAACACGGCTGGGGCCAATATTTTCGGCTGTGCCGTCTGCCAACTGTTCGACATCAACTCGGGAAAATACAAGTCCGCACTAATCCAGACTGCGGGCGATCTTGATGGCAGCGGCTTCGTACAGTTGCGTGCAGCAACATGGCCGTCGCAGGCACCGATAACAGAGTTGGACATTTCAGCGAGTGCCGACCTGATGGCAGGCAGCAAGTTCTCCCTGTTCGGTGTGCTACCTCGGATGGTGACCGCATGAGTCACCGTACGAATCCTCGGTTCAGGATGGTTGCCTGATGGCTGTGATCGAGGCAATCGCCACAACGTATTTGGAGGCTGATGCAGCGTCGGTGACGTTCTCGTCTATCCCTGCGACGTATGAGCATCTGCAAGTACGGTTTTCTGCTGCTGCGAATTCGACAGGCATCAAAACTGTATCTCTTTTATTCAACGCCGATACGACAGCAAGCAACTACTACATCCACTCAATGAGGGCGTGGTCCTCGTCCACTAACGGTCTTGGACAGACTGGCGGTGCGCCTGTGTTGTATGCCTTCTCCTCTGCGATACCAGCGGCGAGTTACAACGCGGCTGTAATAGATATTTTGGATTACGCCAACTCGAACAAGAACACCACTACGGCTGGGGTGCGTGGTGCCGCTACGGACGTGGATACTTTCGGCAAATATGTTGAGTTCGTGAGTGGTTTGTGGCTGAGTACGGCGGTGGTGTCATCTGTCGTGTTGCAGGTCAATTCTGGCAGTTTCGTGCGTGGTTCTGAGTTCACCCTCTACGGATTGAATAGTTCCTGATGGCTGTCTTCACTGTTATCGACCATCAAGAACTGAGCGGGTCCGCATCGTCCATCACGAAATCGGGCATCGCTGGTTCTTACGACCACTTGTATATCGAATACTCGCTGCGAGGTACTCGGACAGGTGCAGGTATTTACGCCGACTATTTCCTGCTCCGTTTCAATGCTTCCACCACGTCGTCTGAATACTCGGCAACCCGCCTGTACGCATCGACAGCCACACCTGTGTCGTCACGACCTGCCAGCAGCGGCATCGTGATTGAGGACATCCCAGCAACCAACGCCTTGGCAGACACGTTTGGTACAGGAACGATTTGGGTTCCGAACTATGCGAACACCGCCAACTTCAAGCAGGCCATCATCCAGAACACTTTTCCGAACAACTCAACCACAGACAACCAGTGGAGCGTCAACATGGTGGCTGGTTTGTTTTCTGCGACGCCCGCTGCGATTACTGAAGTGAAGTTCCAATGCGCCTCGGCGGCGTTCGACACCTATTCATCATGGACTATCTACGGCGTCACGGGCGCATAGGAGCATAGAAATGGCTAGACAGAAGGTTGTCAACGGAATCTATTATGACCTCACGGACGCCGAGGAGGCCGCTCTGGATGCTCAGGCTGAGGCTGCCGATCTGGACCTGAACCATGTGCGGGGTCAGCGTGACGGCCAGTTGCGTGGCTCAGACTGGACACAGATCGGTGACGCCGCACTAGGCGACCACACCGCTGTGGAGTGGGCGACCCACAGGCAGGCTCTCAGGGATTTGCCGCAGACGTACTCGCGTGTGTCTGAGGTGGTGTGGCCTAATGATCCTCCGACACAGGCTGCAATCGACGCTGCTGCTGAGTAATGGAT